CATGGTCCACACCAAGGTGCCCAAAAATCTACCAGAACAGGAATGTCGGAATCAAGAACTTCTTTGTGGAAATTATCATCTGTTGTTTTAATTAGGGGGTTCATATATCTATTTATAAAGAAACAAACCTCATGTATAGTATCAAACAAAAAAGGGAACTAAAAGTTCCCTCTCTTGCGTTTTTACTTGCGTAAGTTGCAGTAACAAACTAATGTAACTAAAAGCTACATCAGATTTGTGACTTTCACTCTGCGATAATAAACATTATCGTTTGCGTCTAGCGCACCGACATCACCAGCAGCTGTTCCAGATGCAAGTACACCTGAAGCAAATGGGTTGCCTGTGATACCATATCTTGTTTTAAAGCCAATTTTTGGTTGGAAAGTATCTTCTCCAACTGCTCTTACCATTTGTAGTGGTACGTATGGACAATAGAACAAACCAGCGTCATAAGGTGAACTACCTTTATATCCTACAACATAATACTGCGAAGCAGCTACGTTAGCAGCATATGGGTCAACATAAACTTTATATCTTCCGTTTAATGTACCAGCAAATGTGTTTGCAGTATCATCAACATTAAGATTTGAGTTTAATGCAGGAGTGTAATCAAGTACACCAGCCATTTGTAATGCAGATGCTACATCAGCAGAACAAATAATTATGTTACCTTTTCCTCTCCTTGTTTGTTGACCAACAGCGTTGGCATCTCTCTCGATAGCGAATAATAGTCCTTTGAATTTCTCAACGGACCATCTACCATTAGAGTCTGTGTCTAAATCAAAGATACCAGCAGTAGTTGTGTTAATCTGGGCACCTTTTTTCGCAACAATGTAAATTGTTCTTACAACTTCTCTGTTTATTTCTGCAAGTATTTCTGCAGAGAGAATGTTTGCAAGCTCAGTCTCAGCGTCAAGACCATGAATAGCTTTAAGGTCTTGTGCAAGTTCCATAGAATATTCAGCTTTTAATGCTCTGGATTTAGCAGTAACAGTTTGTTTCTCAATTGAGAAAGCCATTTCTGCGAAAGCATTTGCCGCTGCATCTCCAAGTGCTTCACCTTGTGCAGTTGACATGCCGCCTGGCGACAAGTATGTACCAGCAGATGGTGAATCGTTTAAAGTTGCAGGGTTGCTTCCAGTCATTGCAGATGATGTTAAATCACCAGCAGCGTCATCATTAGATATACCAGAATCAGCTTCATTAACTAACGCTTCAGCACCTGTTTGTGATACAGACCTACTTCTCATTGCGAAAATAAGACCAGTAGGACCTGTCATTGGTTGCACACCACAAATGTCGTATGCAATCAAGTTAGGCATTGCTCGTCTAACGAGTGAAATTAGGATTGGTTCCCAATTATCTACGTTAGAACCAGTTGAGTTAGTTGGCGCAGCTTCTTGTAAAAAGCTTCTATCTTCTCTTAACGCTTTTTCTTGGTTTTCGAGAATTACAGTAGTTACAGCACGTCTATAAGGGTCTTTGATTTCGCCCAATTCTGGGTGTTCAAGGACTGGCTGCCACTTTTCTTGTAAATTATTAGATTGAAACATTTTTTGCGTCTCCTTTTTTAAATTTTACTTTAGTATACGTCTCTATTTCCATCAATATAATTCAATTTATTATTATTTTGCACGTTTATGAGTTTTACTGATAGCGGACATATACGCAGCCATCTTATCAGATGTTTCTACTTCGTTAACAGTTTCGTCATCTGATATTTCATTTGTGCTTTGTTCTTCAGCTCTTTTTGGAAAATATGACTCTTTTAATGTTTCAAGTTTTGATTTATAACTTTCAGCATCTGTGTAGTCAACATCTTCAATAAGACCTTTGAACTTTTCTACCTCTGTATCGACTAATTCGTCTGATACTTCTTTTACGATAGAATCTTTTGTTAGTTCGCCGATTTCTGAATGAAGTTCTTTATCTTTCTCAATTTGTTGATTGAGTTGTTCTTCAAGTTCTTCAATTTTTTTAGATTGAGCTTCTAACACATCATATTTTTCGTCAGGAACATCAATGTAATGGTCGTCAAACAATTGTTTTAAACCACTAATGAAATCCTCAGAAATCTCACCTTTTAATCCTCTTTCAATTGCGAGTTCGTTTTCTTTCATCCATTCTTGAACTACGTAGTCAAGATAAGAATCAACTTTATCTATTAACTCATCTTTTGATTTATCAGATTGTTCAGTAAGTTCCTTAGTATATTCATCTTCTAGTCTTTCAATTTCTGTTCTGACTTTTGATTTTACAGCGGCTTCGAAGATTGTAGAAGCTTTTTCTTTGAATTCATCTGAAAGTTTATCTTCTCCAGATACTAGGGCATCAACGTCTTCTTTGACTTTGATTTCCTTAATTCTTTTTTCCATTGCTTCTTTCTTTTCTTCTTTGGCTTTTGCAAGTTCTTGTTTAGTTTCGTCTTCGTCCTCGTCATCTTTGACTTGTTCGTTAACGATTTTATTATACATCTTCTCTAACTTAGCTTCATCTGCTTTCGATAATTTATCAGATATTGCTTTTAACATATCTTCTGCTTTTAGTTTTTCTGGTTTATCTGCAGGCGCAGCATGTTTATGTGCAGCGTCTTTAGTTTGTTTGGTTTTTTCACCAGATTTTGCAGATGACGATTTAGCGTCAGTAGGAGATGTAACAGCAGGACCTAAATCTTCTACGTCCTTATTTTCAACTTTCGGAGCTTTTTTCTCATCTAGTGCTGTTTCTTCTTCTTTAGTTTCTTCAGCAACTTCTTGAGCTTCTTCAGAATCAGCAGCTTCGAGTTCGGCTAATACCTCAGTTTCAAGTTCCTCAATTGTTTTATCTATTTCTGACATGTGGAAATCTCCTTTTTCCTATATTTTTTATAATAATATTTATAAATTAAAGTTTTTTGAGAAACTTTGCAAACTCTAATGCGTAAATGTTTGCGTTTCTTGACTGAATTCCTTTCTCAATTTCCAATTTATGTTGTGCAATTTCTGCTTCTTGTAATATACCGTTGTCCCATATCCACTCTTTCCCTTCCATAATACCTTCTACGAAAGCGTTTGGTGCAGATGGGTCGGCAACGATATCAGCAGCCGTTGCTAGGTAAAAATCATCCTTAACGTATGATGCACCATTTTTTTCCTTTAGAGAACCTAATCCACGACTAGATACTCCGAGTTTAGCACCTTCATCCATCAACGACTTGACAATTTTACCCATTGGTGTATCCATGATTTTCGCTTCTCCTATGAAGTTCTTACCATCTGGATACAATGCTGTAATCATATGTGAAACTCTTTCAAGATTTACAGTCGGACCGTCTGGGTGTCCTAATTCACCGAATGCTCTTTTTTGTCTTGTGAAGTTCTTATTGTAATTAGCAACTTCCTTCTTTAGAATATCAAACGGATATACTCTACCATTCCGATTTTTAACATCAGCCTGCATGAATATACCTTTTATTTTATATTCTTTCTCACCTTTCTCATTTTCTTCAGTAATGTATTCTACATCTTCTATGTGTTCTGCGATTAACTTTAATGCCATTTAACTATCCTCTCTTATGTAGTGTTAGTCCAACCAGATACTTTGTGGAATTCTGTAACTAAAGTAAATGTACCAGTCGCATTTGTGACCAAAACATCTCCACTAATTCCAGAACCAGCATTGTTTGTCAGTGCTGGTTGACCAGCATCATAACCATAAGTACCGTTGCCTGTTAAAATAATTGCTTGAACATTTGATGTTGCGTCCCATAAAAGTTCGACACCACCAGATGCAGATTCAATAGACCACCATATTTTTGCAATAGATAATCTAGGGTCTGTAGATGCAAGAGTCATTGCAGATGCGTCTAAAACACTTACTGCACTATTTGATGCGTTATCACTTACTGTTTTGATAACTGTTTTATAACTTGTATCTATTAATGTTTGATTTGTTACTGCCATATCTTTCTATCCTTACATTACTGCAAATAATTCTTTTTCAAAATAGTCCATAAGTTCGTTTTTCGTTACTTTAAATTTTCTTGCAGTATCTTTTATACTGTTATCAAAACTATTTAGGAAATTTTGTGGTTTATCGTGCATTTTTTTCATAATAAAGTCCACAGCATTCTTCATTTTCGGAGAAAGCTTTTTATATCCCTTAGTTTTTTTGTGTTCATCTTTCTCAGAAATCTGAGAAAGGAAATCTTCGAACTTTTTATTCTTCATTTGGTTTATCGTTGACATTATCAGGAGCTTCTTCGGGAACAGTTGTTTTAATTATATTACCTGCGACTTCTTGTCTTTTAACTTCAAGTCCATCTGCGACTTTTGTCGTCATGGCATCTTTAAATCCCCTTTCCGCTTCGATATTATCTCCTTTTTCGATTGAATCAATCACTTTTTTAACTTCATCACTCATTATAATTTATCTCCTTCATCATCTGATGGTTCTCCAGTTTCTCCTTCATCATCTTCAGGCATTTCTTCAGTTTTTGTCATATCAATTTGAGTAGCACCTGGAGGCATAATTGGATATCTTGTTACGCCATCACTATGGTCTGGCACATTAAGGTCACCTTCACCACTTTCTGATTTAATTTCATCTTTCATTCTTGATATCTCGGTATCACTCATTCGTAAAACATATTTTTGTACATAAGTTTTACTATAAAATGTTCCGATATATGATTGCATTCTATCAAGAGTATCTATTCTGTTTTGTAATAGTTCTGCGTCTTTTAATTCTGAGAAATGTCCATCTTTTAAGAAATTGAAATTGATATGTTCTTTCATGTCATGCCAATCTTCGTCATTGATTATTCCTTTTAATATTAATTGTGTTCTCATTACATCAAGGAACAATCCTGTAAATTTCTTTCTTAATCTTTGAACAAACTTTGTAAATTTTAATTCATCTCTTGTTACTTCAGTTGACCTACCAGCACCCACTACTGTTCCTGGAGATTCTTCTGTAAGTCTTGAAACTGGAACATTTAGTGAACGATATAATCTTTTTTGAAAATATTTTATATCTTCAATTTCACCAAGATTTTGTCCAGCAGGTAGAGTTTGAACATCTGTTCCCCTACCACCTTCTCTGATTGGTAGCCAGAAATCTTCTAGCATTGACATATGATTTCTATCATCACGGATTTCACCAGTAGTTGCATCATATACAAGTTTATTTCTATAACGATTCATTACATCACGAAGATATTGTTCTGCTTTTACTTTAGGTAAATTTCCTACATCAATTCTAAAAATTCTTCTTTCTGGCGCTCTTGATATTCTGTAAATAACAAGAGAATCTTCAATCATTCTTAATTGATTAACAGGTTTAATTGCTTTATGTAAATGTGAAAGAACTCTACCAGAGTTTTGGTCTATTAATCCAGATGTACAATATGCGATTGAATCGCTAGCGATTTGAATACCAGAAGTATTGAGACCTTGTTGCATTCCTTTTTCATTATATACATAAAATTCATCTATATTTTTTACTAAATCTAATCCAGTTTTAGGGTCTTTCTTTCTATTAACTTGTCTTACTTTTTTAATTTTCCGAGGGTCGATATATCTTAATTCTTTGATACCCAATTTCGGATTTTCTTTATCTATTATCATATGATAATAACATCTTCCGTCAACATACCATCTTCTAAAAACATCATGTCCTTTCTTTTGAAAATGCAAAAGACTTAAAATATTATTGAATTCGTCTCTTATTTTTCTTTTGATATTTTCTGGAACAGGTACGTTTTCCAGAATAGGCGAAACGGATTGGTCCGCTTCGTCAGCGACAATCGCTTCGTTAACGATATCTTCTACTGCCATATCACACTCTGCTTGTTGTGCGATATCACGATATCTACGAATTAAATCATCATCTGATTTTGTTTTGCCTTCTAAATCTAATACTGATGCAAAATGCCCAGCGCCTGAGACTTCAACTGCCCCATCATCAGGGGATGGAGTGGTGAAACCTTCACCACTGCCTTCTCCTTCTTTAACTCTGGTAATCTTGAACCCAAAGAGTTCTGCCATTGTGTATTACCTGCCTTCTAATTTTCTTACTACTATTATTTAGTAAGACTAAATTAGAAGTTTACTCCAGATGCTACAAAGTGTTGATATCTCCAAGTAACCTCAAATTCTTCAAGTGCATTTGCAGTCTCATGACTTAATTCAATTGCACCCAAACTTTGTGGCCATAATCCTCTAAAGATATATGTTTTTAACACAGTATCATCCCTATCGAGTTGTTCTACAGTTGCGTCTGTCTGATAATCAGAAACATCAGTAACACCTGTATTTTCTGCAAGGTCATTAATACCATTCATCCATCTTTCAACAGCGTTTCTTACCATAAAGTCAGTATCATTGATGATAGTTGTTGTCCATGCATCAAATTCTGCTCTATCACCTGCCATATAAAGTGTTCTACCTCTAAATGGTACAGGTATCTCACCTATATTTTGTGTTGGTAAGTTAGTTGCTTTAACAAGAAAAGATGTTCTTCTTACATCTAATCCTATTACGATTCCAGATGGTGGTGTTAATGTAACTCTAAACTGATTCGGTCTAGCACCGCCGCCGATT